ACTGATGAGTGTCTTTGACGATCTGTGCTACACCGTTTACTAAATCACGGCCTGCACCTTTTGAATAACTCCACACTGTATAGAACACAGCAACATCAGTACCTAGGTTGTCAAGGTCTGCTTCTGTAGTTGGCACACTGTTGGTGTAGGCTACACATATGATTGCTAGAGGATCTTCTGTTAGCGGTTCATCATACTGTGCATACTTGTCTTCGTAGAGTGCATATACTTCACGTGGATACTGTGTACGCCATTCACTTGGCAAGTGCGGCCTTACTGGATCATCTTTTAAAAAACTGTAGTGCTGTTTGCGTAGTAGTGTAATCATTAAATGGCATAGTCCTTCCGTTGTTATATGCGTATTTAACCTCGCAATTAATCATCGCCTAGATTATTGAGAAACTGTTTTAGTTTTGTACTATCTGCTTCTGCTTTGATCTTAGGACTTGTTGACCCTTCACTAGGATCTTCTCTTACACTGTCTGTGGGTGCATTAGTTGGATTACGTTTGAGACTGTTTACAATACTGTTTGCTCCACCACTTGGTGCTGAGCCATAGTTATTGTCATCGTCATCTTCATCAATGTCTACAATACGTAGTGTGTCTACATCAAAGCCTAGATCAATCTTTTGTCCTACGCCACCACTGTTACGTGTTTTCATTAACTGTAACTGATAACGTCCACGCTCACGCATAGCTCTACTAGTAAAGATACCCAACACGTTATCTGCTGTTTGTATCTTACTAAGTCCGCCTGATATGTGCGAGTGATCAAATTCAATTTCTTCTACAGCACCCCTGTTCAACTGTGCCGCTGTAACAAACACTGTGTTCAATTCCATTGCTAGGTTACGTAGCTCTTCCGATACATACTTGTCTTTGATGTACAAGTTCTCTGCACTAACCTTTGCACCATTGGGCATAAGCAAGTCTAAGTAGTCGATCAACAGTACGTCAATCTTCTTGCCTGTTTTAATTTCAAACTCTTTAATATAACTTCTTACGTCATTGGGTGTTTTACCTGAGGGCATATACTTAACTTGGAAGGCTCCTGACTTCTTGCCAATCATCTTAACCTTCATCTCAACATCATCAATGCTCTTGAATACATCTCTACTGGGTATGCCTGTGACCATACTGTCGACCCTCATACTAACCAAGCTCTCACTAAGCTCTAGGGTCAAGTACAATACATTCATTCCTGCAAGAGCCCAGTTAACTCCTAGGTTGGCCAAGAACAAACTCTTACCTGCACCTGATCCACCTGCAAAGATATTCAGCTCGCCTCTGTTGAACCCACCAAATAGTTTCTTATCAATAGCGGCCCAACCTGTGCTTACTTGTCCGTTTGTACTCTTAATACCTTCTAGTCTAGCTCTAGGGTCAGCAAAATAGTTTGTACCCAAGTCTTTTTGCAAACCAATCTGTACAGCCTTCTTTACTAGTTCTTCAACAGGTCCATACTCACCTTGCTCTAATAAGTCAGCACTCTTTAAGATTGCTGCTTCAAGTGCCTTGTGTCTACTAAACGTTTCAAACTCTAGTAGTAGCCAATCATAATGATTCTCTTGTAGTTCGCCTGGGTGTTTTAATTTTGCATCTGTTGCTGCATTAATCATATCAAATGTAGGCATTGCATTATGTTCAGTTACATAATCATTCAAGAACTTAGCAGGTGCTTCTAAGCGTCTATCAAATGCACTTGGGTCGAACACAGTCTGACACCTTACAAATGTTTCAGCGTCTGTCATCATCATTTCTAGATATACTTTTTGTATATCATATCCGTAGTCTGTATTCTGTCGTGTACTCATTTATTCTCTGCCCTCACTGGTGGTAGTTCTTCTACTGTAATTATGCTTGGTTGATATATAGTATATCCATCTTTTGGCTTAGACTCTTGTTGATACAACACTACTAGTGAGTATCCAAACAATCCACAAAATAATATTAATGCACCTATTCTTAATCGAACCATTTCTTTGCTCTCAGTCTTATTTTTAAAGGAGACTCTTCTGCTACAGCCGCTATACTATGTAGCGCATACAGTCTTCCATATTCATGTACAGCATCACCTATATCGTTGATGCCTTGTTTCCATTCGGGCATGCTAACACTATACCCTAGTTCGATAGCACGTTCTACTAACTTGCTACCTGCTTTATCTCTGTCAGGAACTACTATAATATCTTTTTGTAGTTTACCTAACAGCATTGCTTGTTGGTCGCTTATTTCACTGCCACCTAATGCACAACCTTCTACGTGTATAGCATCTAGTTGTCCTTCACATACTATTGCAAACATTTTAGAATAACGTTGCTCATCTAGTCCGTAAACAAATCCAGGTTGTACTTCCGTTAAGTATTTAGGTTTCTTATCCGGAAGTACACTACGCCCAGTCCAGCCTACAACTCTATCTTCATAATAGAATGGTATGATTAATCTATCACGATAACCTAAACTAGGTGACCAATAGTAATTGGTATCATCAGTGTTAAGATTACGTGCGGCCATGTATTCGAGAACAGCCATACTGTACTTGTCAAAGTTTGTAATGTCTGTAATCTTTATAGCATCATCGGGCAATGGCACTGTATCAAACGTAGGAAGCTCAGCAAGTCTTTGCTTTACTTCAACACCCTCGTTCTCTCTCATAACATCAAATGCTACCTTGTTGACTACGTCATCAGGAGTTCCTAACCATTGTAGGAGTTTACGCAACTTATGGGAGAATGGTCTGCCTGGTTGCCAAGAAGCCTTAAAGCCACAATTAAAACAATGATAACTGATGCCGCCGCCTTCTTGAATTACACCTCCACGCTGTTTTTGATCACGGGTCTCACCGTTATGAATACAGCAAGGTGCATTGAATGAAGTCCATCCGCTAGGAGTTGTTTTCCTCTTAGCGGGCAGATATGTCAGAACTGTTTCAATGACTACACTCATAGTATCATTATATACTCGTGCAGGTTAAAAGTCAAGCGTTTTTTAGTAAATTAATCCGTAAGCGATACACCAAATTTCTAATGCTAGTCTATATAATACATAATAGATAATTGGTGATGCTAAGAGTAAACCTGCCCAAAAGGCAGGTTGTTTTGTTAGATGTTTCATTAAAAGTATTTCCTGAAGCCCAACTTAAAGTTTCGTCCTAATTGACTGTACCCATTTGGTCTTTCATATTGTTCATTACTAATATTATATATCCCAGCAAAGACTTCTAAACTATTTTTCTTGTACTTCATTTCTGAGTTATAAGTTATTACACTTCCTGCATCAATAGTTTGAAATGTTGTACTGTCGATATCTTTGTGCTTACCGTAATAGTCTACAGCAAATGAATATGCAATATTGTTAATTACTTTTGCTATTTTTAAATTGTTATTAAATTTAGGACGTCTTAACTTTTCAGTTCCGTTACTTTGTTTTGCTTCTATGTAACTAAAACTATTTGTAATAAAGAAGTCATTTAGTTCGTATGATATTTTATTTTCAATACCTTTAGTATAACTAGTATCAGTGTCATTAACATATGTTCCGTTATATATTATTGCATCTGATTCCTTTGTAATAAAAAATGCTGTGTTAGTATAATTTGTTTGGTAACCTACTTCGTAACTAAGTGTGCTTTCTTCTTGTAAATTAGGATTGCCACTAAAGCCGTAGTTGTCTTGACCATACATTTCATACAGTGTAGGAATTCTATAACCAGTTGCTATACTAGCTCTTAAATTATTTTTATAAACACCTACTCTACCTGTAGTACGATTACCAAAGCCGTCGACGCTATCACGTCTAACACCTGCAGATATTATTGTAGAATTTAACATCACTGTATTAGTATTAGCAAACACGCCTTTTGAAGTACGCTCTTTATCTACACTACTTGTATAAGGCCACATGCCTCTTATATTAGTTAAGAATGTAGCATCTATTTCTTCAAGCTCTCCGCCAACTATTAAATCAGTATTGGCTAGTTTAATTAAACGTGAACCGTATAATGTGTTTACTGTGCTGTCGTAGTTTCCTTCTACTAAATTATCTTTTGTGTAAACTCTATTGTGCGATGAATTGTTTAAAACAAATCTTGATGTTTCGTTACTTATGTCTAATTGTGTATTTGTCCAATTCCACTTACCTGTATAATTTAATGTATCATACATAGAATCTAAATTTGTAAAATTAGTTTCGTTAATATAATTTAATTTTACATTAGTGTTATCAGTTGCATACAATAAATTCAAATTAATATTTTCATTATCGTAAGGATCAGTTTCTTTACCGTTTGGATATACACTTATACCGTCACTAGTTTCTTTTCCAAGTGTTAGAGAATAATCTATATCTTGTACTTTACCAGACAGTTGTGTTTCGCCAAGTAGCAAATTATTACTACCTATTGTAGATGATACATATGATCTTCCTGTAACGTCAGACACAAGGTTAACTACGCCGCCTGCGGCATTAGCACCATACAAACTGCTCATTGGACCTTTGTATACTTCAACAAGACTAATTCCTGTAAAGTTATGTTGTCCAAGATCATCTGCGCCTGTTGGGCTACTTTGGTCTTTGATAGAAATACCATTTAAGGTTATAAGACTTTGATCGCTATCAGCGCCTCTTATATATAAAGAACTCATTTGTCCTTTTGGTCCACTTCTTAAAATATCTAAACTAGATACTTCTTCAAGTTCTTCTACTTCAACTGCATCATACGAATATGTAGCACTAGCAACAGACGAAGGTGTTCGGTCAGCATATACATATATTACTAGCTCTGTTGCATATACTGGGGTCATTAAAAAAGCCGCACAGAGTGCAGCTACGAGTTTATATTTATTTTTCATACACTTATTATAACGTAATTATATTACGTTGTCAACCTAATTTCTTACTAAAATCTTAGAAATTTTCTCTGATGGATTTGTTGAAGTGGAGAATCTAATGTAGTTGTAAACACCATTAAAACTACTTACTGTAGGTTCTGTTTCAGTACCGTCTAATGTAAGTGTAGTAATTGTTGACCAGTTACTTTGATTTGTAATTTGATTATCAAGTGTTACTTGTAGTTCTACATCACCTACATAGTTGTCACTGTATATTGCAACAGTGTGTAATGCTTCGTTACCATTTATACCTGGCTCTGCTGATATAGCATCGCTGTTGTATACATCAACGTCACCACTGTCTTGTGTAAAGTTTGTTACTTCAGAAGTTGCACGTGGACCAGGGAATGCTTCTTTACTAACATAGATTGTACCTGATGCATTTAGTTGCTCGTCTGCATATGTAATAGTGTCAGCATTAGTTGTGTTGTCTGTTAAGTAAATTGCATAAGACAAATACTGTTGCTTTATATTAAGAGTGTCTTGATCTGAAATTGTAACTGTAAACAAACCTTTGTTAGCAATCGTTACTGTTCCTGTATGTTTAATTACTTGGTTATTTGTTTCATCAAACGCCACAAAATGTATTGTTGAGCCAGTTGGATTAATTGGCTTTTGGTCTGGATTGAATAATTGGAATTCTAATTTATTATCTATTCCACTATATATTGGTATGTTTCTTTGGTACACTGGTCTATACTCCGTTGCGAATCCTGTCACATTGGTAACAAGGCTGGTTCTATGATTGACTAAATATCTAGGTATAAGTGACATACTGTATTTATATAAGGACTACAACTAACGAATGCTAACAAAAGACATACAAGAAAAATTTCCGTTCATAAGCATTGTGGGCTATGGCGGCCTCGAATACGTAGGTATTGTTATTAACCAAGACCAGGCTGTTACCAGTATGTATGTCTTTAATAACTTGCGAACAGAAGAAGCTAAGAAACACTTCTTAGAATTAGGCGAAGCTTGGTGGTGGGAATCTAATAGGCTGATACCTATTAACATTTTCCTAAAACAAGAAATGGAAGTTTTTCGACACGCTATTATAACAATGAACTCAAAAGATGTTCGTATCGTATCAGGGCCATGTGTAAACTTAGGTAATCTAAGTGTAAAACGAGTTAAACGTAAGAACGTTCAACTAGTAAGAAAAGTCAAATAAACTGATCATCTAATCTTGCGATTTATTTAATTGCTCACACAGCAAATTTATATGAACCACAACGGCCATTGCGTAACTAAACGCATGTGCTTTCTTAAAGTAGTATTCACCGTTTGTTGGCTTGACCCACACTTCGTTTAATATTTCGTTCCAGCTCTTGTCTGCTAAGTGTCTTTTGGCCGGACGTATTATCGCCAGTGTTGCCGCCAATTGCTGTACCGAAGTAGGCTTCAATTGTTTTAATAGATTGTCGTGCCCGCTTAGATGAAATACGTTGTCGACGAAGTCTTTGTGTTCCAGTAGTTGCCATATTGGTTCCCTTTCCATAAGTTCTTGTAAATGTGCCTCGTTTTTAACATCTTTGTATATAGACACATTTAAAAAATCTAGTTTGAAATAACCTCTATCATCTGCTGTTTTGTGATCGATTGTACATAGATTGTCTACAGGATTATGAGGGGCCTCTGTTACGTAGACCCCTGTATTATGTTTTTTACCTGTATCTAATTTTGCCACACGATGTTCTATCTTAGATAAGATAACATCTCTGTCTGCAAAGTCTATGTCAATATCTGGCATATGTTTTCCGCTAGTTCCTTAAACCATTGCTCGTTATGACCACGAGTTGTTTCTGCTGCTGTTCCAATTCTAATACCGCTTGTTTCAACAAAACTTCTTGGATCATTTGGTACACCATTTTTGTTTACAGTAATACCATTTTCTTCCAACAAGTCAGCAGCCTCTCTTCCGCTGTATTTGCTATCACTCAAGTCTAGTAATATTATATGCGAATCTGTTCCATTTGTCAAGCATTTAAATCCTTTGTCCTTAAACACAGCACACATTGCTTTTGCATTAACTACTACTTGCTTTGCATAATCTTTAAACTCGGGTGTGTTTGCTTCTATGAAACATTGTGCCTTGGCTGCAATTTGATGCATCAATGGTCCGCCTTGTGTGCCAGGGAAGATTGCACTATTAATACGCTTTGTATAGTCTGGGTTGTTCCACAGTATAATACCACCTCTAGGACCGCGTAAGGTCTTGTGTGTTGTACTTGTTACCACATCCGCATATGCTAGTGGCGACTGGTATGCTCCGCCTGCTATAAGACCGCTGTAGTGCGCCATATCAACCAGTAGTAATGCATTGTATTTGTCTGCTAGTTTTCTAAATACTTCCCAATTAATTTGTCTTGGATACGCACTTGCACCAGCAACAATCATCTTAGGACGATAGTCTTTACACAGTTGTTCAATCTGATCATAGTCTAAGTAGCCGTCTGCTTTTACTTTGTAACTACAGGCACTATACACTTTGCCTGAGATGTTTGGCGGACTACCGTGACTTAGGTGACCTCCACTTGCTAGGTCCATACCTAGTATACTATCACCCGGCTTTAGGAATGCTTGGTACACTGCCGTGTTAGCATTTGCACCACAGTGTGGTTGTACGTTAGCATAGTCACACTTAAACAATTTGCATAGTTCATCTACAGCAAGTGCTTCTATTTCATCCATATGTTCACAGCCGTTGTAGTAACGCTTGCCTGGATAACCCTCAGCGTATTTGTTTGTAAACACACTGCCACTTAGTTCCATAACGCTGTTGCTTGCAAAGTTTTCACTTGCTATTAATTCGATTGTAGTAGCCTGTCTATCTACTTCTTTATCTAAAATCTCGTGTATACGAGTATCCATTTTATACCTCTATATAATTTAAATTTATGACCATTCTGTATCTTTGGTCTGTACATGATGTACCTGTGTGTTTTGTATTGCACGGAAACTTTACTAATCTGTTTGCTACACTTTCTACTTTTGTGCCGTCTTCAAAAAGTGTATAACCATCATTAGAGTTTACATAATAAATTGCTGTAGTCATTGCTTCACCTAGGCTTTGTGGTTCAATGTCTGTATGCAATCCGTGTTCGATTATTTCGCTAGTAACAAAATTTACATTTGCTTTTGCTTTCATAAATGTTCCTACTCTTAGTTTAGTGTAGAGATCATTTAGTATTGGCATTGCCTCTGATATAATATTTGGATTATAATAAAACAAATGGTACATCTGCCAATTGTACTTATCAGGAACTGTTTCAGTTCCTTGTCTAACAGCATCTCCCATCATCCACGGAAACGTGTCACTTGTTAACGTGTCGTGTAACTGTTGCCATTCGGCATGTGGCAAGAAGTTATCGAAAACTTGCATTATAATTTTCCTTCCTTACGCATCTGTGCTCTAATCTTTGTAGCACTAATGTCGTGTACTTCTTTGCCTAAGTCGTGTTCTGTAAATGTATATCCTACACCTCTACCATAACTTATATCTACAATGTTAGGCACTTGCATAATCATGTAGTCTTCGTTAATAAAAAAGCCTGCTTTTGACAATCCGGATTTAATACCGTCTACAACATCTTGAAAATTAAATGGGTTGTCATCTTGAACTACTGTACGTCCTGCACCTGCGTCTTGTCCTATGTAACCAAATACTGCACGTACCATTATTACAACTTGTCCTGTTTCTGCATATGCACGTTTAAATAGTTCTGTGTGACCAGCATGCCAAGGTTGCCATCTACCTAGCATTTGTGTTGTTGGTTTACTTGTATCAAACATTATTCTTCTCCATCCATCTTTGTACAACAGGCATAAGTTGTGTATGTGTATCAGCAAACCAATTTGCTACGTGATAATCAACCTTTTCAGGTTTTTCAAACATAGCGTTTGTATCTTCATACCTACCCTTTTCAATAGTATCCATCCATACTGTATAATTTGGGTTAAACTCTAAACGTGCTTTTTCAGTAGGACATACAAAGTCTGCTACAGCAACTTTACCTGCCATTACAACACCGTCTGCTAGGTGTTTCATACGTTGTGCTTGTCGCATACGTCCTTCGGGTGTAAAGTCCCAATCATCATACTTAGTACGCACTTCGTCTGCGTTTATGTGTACGCCGCCTATTAAGTCTGCAAATGGTTTTGCTAGTGTACTCTTACCGCTACCTGGCAGACCAAAAATTAATATTTTCATCTTATACTGCTCTTGGTTGGTGATGGACTTGCAAGTGCTTTGTGTATTGCTTGTACTTCATCACAGATTACTTCTCCAAACAAAAACGTTTGAAGCTTTCTTAATTTTGCATATTTAGGTTTGATAAGATCATTAAATGTTAAATGAAAAACATCTTCATGTTCTGCCCAACCTGCTATACTATGATATCCTTCTTCTGTTACAGACGTGTCGCCATGCATCTCATCTTGAAATCTTTTTATAGATTCTTTGTGCTGTTCGTGCGGTCGTGTTAACAAAATCTTTTTAACATCTCTAAGAGGTTTAATATACTTGCCTTGATATTCTAAATGTCCTTGTGCAAATCCATTGTTTGGTATAGTATCTATTATATCACTAAACCCACCTATTTGATATGTTACACTTTGTATATATTTTTTTAGATCGTTTTTCTTTTCGAATTTTGGAAGAGGTTTTCTTATATCGTATACTCTATACTTGCCGTTTTTTACGTGCCAGCCTGTTGAATACATGCCAAAGTTTGCAAGTAAATTTGCAAGCAAGTATGTTCCTGCTTTTGGTTGACTGATTATAAATGCACAATTACGCTCAAGTTTTTTATGTTCTTCAGCTAAACGTTTTTGTATTTTATTTTGTTCTTTCTCTAGACGTTTGTAGTGCCGTATTCTACGCCATTCTTCTCGCGTATATTGGTGCTTGTCTAGTTTCATAGATTTGATTCTTTTGCTACTTCTTTCACTAAAGCAACATCAGCAGGATTACGTTTGAATCGCATAGCCCAATGCTGAGGATCCATAATATGAAAGATTATGTTTAGTTGCTCATCACTAAACTTACTTAGCATTTCTTTTCCGCTCTTACAGTTTAATACAAGCCAAGGACTTATCTTACCATCTTTAATATGCCATGCCGCACGATTCAAACTACAATAAAAGAAATAATGATTCCATGAGCTATTGTTTTCTTCAGCCCAATCCATCATAGTCATAACACTACGTTCTAATGCTGTTTGTACACCTTCTTTACGTATAAGATCAATAGCATACTTTTCATACATTTCTTCGCGACACCAATGATCAAGTTTAACGCCAGATGTTACAACATGATCAACATACTTCTCTGGATACATTGGTTTGACATTGTTTACAAAACTACCAAATTTTACAAACGCATTATAGTAAGGACTTTTGCAAAACTCTTGATATGTTTTATCTTTTCTTGCTCCTGCACTTAATTTGTAAAACTGATTGAATGCATAAAACCCTAACTGTACACGTTTTTCTTTTTGTTGCAAGTGTCTACGTTTTTGCTCACACATGTGTACAGCAAGAGTTTTTTCTCTTGTGTATCCTGTGTCACAGTATTCACATATGTAAGGTTTATTAGAGCTTGATTTCGATGTCATGTTCTTCAGCCAATTGCTTGAGTTCTTTTTTTGTAGATATGTTTGCAAGGAGCTCAATTTCGTCTTCCTTCATGTTTGGATAAATTTCTTTTAATAATTTAATACCTTTGCCGTTGTCGCTGTTTTTCTTTTTAAAACCAATCCAAGGATGGAATTCTATCTTTCCTGTATTGCCTGCTTGGCATATAAGTTGCCATTGCAGTTTAGGATGTTTCATTCCTAGCTCATTCCAGTTTTTGTTGTAGAACTCATTTGTTTTAAAAACAGCAAGTTCTTGTTTTTCTCTATTGCCCTTAACACTACTTGCATATCTGTTTAACAACCAGAAGCCAACTGACTTACGCTCTTCATCACTTAGTTCGTCCCATACTGACTTTGCACCCATGTCAATAGCTGCTAGTACGTCTTTTATTGGGAGTTTTGCTTGTGCCATATGTCTACATCCTCTGGTGAATTTATTTCTACTCCATTATATTGTACACTCAAACAGCCAATATTCCAACCATTTTTTAACCAACGGAGTTGTTCTAATTGTTCTACATTTTCTTCTTCTGGAATAGTCAGTTGCGGATACATCTCTAATGCATTACGCTTATAACCATATATACCTAAGTGCCAATCGCCGTATCCTGTTATTCCCCTACCAAACCATAATGCTTGGTCGCCAGCACGTACCATCTTTACTGTGTTAGGATCATTTTGTTGTTCAGTAGGCATATTTGTAAATGCTGTAGTTACTTGGTAATGTTTTAAGTGCCACAACACTTGATCTATTATAGCAGGGTCAATGTCTGGCATATCTCCTTGTACGTTTATAAATGTATCGTACTTGTCAAACATTTCACCTTTGATTGCGCCTGCACATCTTTCAGTGCCGTTCTTATAAGGAGCATATGCTTCTTCTTCAATCCAACATATACTAGATCCAAACCTATTATAGATACGCATGTCGTCTGTTAATACATATGTATCTAACCCAGTCTTACGACAACGTTCGTATACTCTGCGTATCATAGGAACGTTATCTAGATTAGCAAGAGGCTTGCCTGGAAAACGTGTACTGCCGTATCTAGCGGGTATAAGAATAGCTGACGATGTCACGCACCACCTCCTCAAAGTCTTTTAGGTATAGCATGTTAGGGCCGTCACTTGGTGCTAGATCAGGGTCAGCATGGACTTCCATAAAGAAGGAGTCGATCCCAATAGCAGCCCCAGCACGAGTGATCCCAGGCACATAATTACGATTACCGCCACTAGAGTCGCCTTGTCCTCCTGGCTTTTGTACGGCGTGAGTACCATCCAAAACGATAGGGACATCATAATTATCAAGCATATACTGTAGACCAGTGTAATCCACGACAAGAGTGTTATATCCAAAACTTGTACCCCTTTCAGTTATCCATACTTCTTTTGCACCTTCTGTTTTACTTAATATACCTTTGACATCCCAAGGTGCTAAGAACTGTCCCTTTTTAATATTTACTATTTTATTTGTTTTACATGCCGCTTTAATTAAATCTGTTTGCCTACAAAGAAATGCAGGTATCTGTATTACATCAACAGCGTCATCATAGTATGCACCAATCTTAAGTGTTTCATTAATATTATGTACATCAGTTAGTGTTTTTACATTTAATTTTTCTTTTAATACACGAAAGTCTGTCATTGTTGTAGGCAAACCTTGTCCTCGGATACCATCTGCGCTTGTACGATTTGCTTTATCAAAACTTGCTTTGAAGTAATACTCAATACCGTATTTGTCACATACCCGTTTACATTCTGTTGCAATCTCTAAACTTTGTGGCAACGATTCGTGTTGACAAGGTCCTGCTATAATTCTCACTTACAACACTCCTTGCAATTACAATCACGTATAAAGAAATGTACTAGTGCCATTGTAAACCACATCCAAGTCATTTCGCTAATGCCTAATAATGTATTGTTGTGTACTGGCATGTTGTGTTCCATTGCCGCACCAAAGCCCATTGACAATGGCATCATATCTTGTATTAAAAAATATATTCCTAATAATAAGAATAGTACTCCTGCTATTTTATGTCTCATGATTGTTTTCCTTCTTCTTTTGATACCATTCGTTTGAACAGTATGCATTGCAAAATACATTTTGTTTATCAGCTGTATGATACTTTATAGCATACAGGTCTATTGGTTTGTTACAAGTACTACAGTTTCTAGTGTCATTCATATATTATATTATTGGTATCCATCTGTTTAATAATAACGGATCTATCTGTTCACGTTTAATAACATCAAATGCTATTGTTATTCGAGGTTGATCCTTTTCCCATTCGCTAACACGATGATATAGTCCTGCTGGACTAAGTGTTATGTATCCATCTTTATTATCAATTGTTTTAATAATTTCTTCTTTGTCTCTATACAGAGTTTGACTAGGCTCAGCATTAATAGCAACATAACCATGCCATCTGCCGTCATGTACTTGATCCTCAGGACCGTGTTTATGCCAGTTTAAGTAACCGCCTTTGTTGTAAATGTTAACCCAACCTGCTAGAGCATAATCTTGATAGTTTGGTATTTTTGATTTAATTGTAGTTACAATTTGTCTATACAAATCAGCAAACCCTGGGTAATGACACAAGAACACATTGTATGCTTCATACAACTCTGTACTACGACTACCTTCTGCAAACTTCATATACCCTGTAGGAAATGTTTGATAGAACTCGTCAAATCTTTGCGATACTTCTTGTGCTAGAAGTTTACTACTATTCTCTAATTGTATAAGTGTCATCTTAGACACACACGGTTCATGATGTATCAATGTGTACCCCTAACAGTGTAGTATGTTGTTACTAGTTGGTCTAATAATTTCTTTAAAGTTGGATAAGTCTCTGACAACTCACACAGTTCTTGCCATTCAGCGTAACTTAGTAAATCGCCCTGTGCCCTAGCAACACCTGCAGGATCTCCACCTATAATCCAACGAGGCATTTTATTATGTGGAGCATCTCTATACCTTGCATATACAACCCCGTCTGCTCTTTCGTATATTAATGCCTCTCCAGGAATCATTTTATTTCTCGATTGCGACATCTAGTTTTCCTTTATTATTTAAATTATTATAAACTATAGTACCATCTATATAACGATTAATTTGTTCTGTCCACCACGTTTGATTTTCTAATATTAAATGTGCATTTCTGCCATCACTTAATCTTTTACGTGCTGGCACTGTATCAATACGTAACCATACATACTTTGTACTTAATTGATTTATATGAACAAGAACTTGATTTAGATATTCAGGTTCAATATGTTCTAGCACATCATTACTAAAAACACATTCAACTTGCTGAGGTTCATTGTTAAACATTGCTACAGCAGGATCGTACCCTGTACAGCGTATATGTCTATATCTAGATTGTAAGTCAGACAGTATACCGCCCTTGCCGCAACCGTAATCCAATAGCGTTAAAGGTTGCCATTGTTCGACATACTTATGGAACTTACCAAGGTTCTTAGTTTTTCCGCCAAAGCCTTTTATTCGACTTTTGTCAGCATGTACTACACGAAGCTCTTCGATATACTTCTGTGAATACATTCTATACTTCGGAGCCTGCTGTACGCCTTACGATATCATCGTGATTGAATTCTGCCCAGTATAGCTCAAATGCTACACCATCTTCTAAGCCTTCAAACTGATGTATCTTGCCTGGCTTAACTTGTGTAAAGTCTCCTGCTTCAAGAATTGTTTCATCCAACAGTCCTTGATCTTCTTGCCAAACACGTACAATCATCTTGCCTGATTCTACAAAGAAGCCATTCCATTTAAACTGGTGTTCATGCTCTGAACATTTATAGCCTGCTTTATATTCTATACGGTGAAACTCTAACACACCATTGGCATGTATAAGCTCTGTTGATCCCCATACTTTACCTGCTTTTATTCCCATAGTTATTCTCCTTTATATTAACGAAGCGTATTCTATTACTTCGCTTTGACGTGTAATATCTTTAGCAACAAATATGCACTGTGAACGATCATCATTAGTAAGTGGCATACTTAGTAGTTGTCCGTTTTTCATTTTAGGGAAATACCATTTTACATCATTGTAAAAATTTACTATTTCTATTTTACCGTAGTCTGATTTAAATCCTGACAATGGATTAAACAGCCAAGCTTCAAAGCCTCTGTCATTTAAACTTGTTAGCGGTAGTACTTCTAAGTCCATACCAGCTTCTGAATCGCCGACAGCAATGTGCCAATCAACTGGTAATGTAATTTCGTGTCCGTTTATATTAAGGACCATTGCAGGTGCGCTAAACGACTCTAAAAATATCAAAGGAATAAAAAAGAAATCTGGTTCCTTTGGATCTGAATTGTCGAGCACACTAAAGCGTATATCTTCGTCAATTTCATCTGGTAGTTTATCTAGATGAAATGTTTTGTCTTCAAGTGTTAGTATTCTCATATGTTAGTTCCAGTCAATTTTTTCTATTGTGAAAGGATATTGGGCTTCCTTATAGAATTTTTTTCGTTGTGTTAAATGTCTCTTCGCAAATTTACATGTTGATGTAATGTCCCATATCTGTACGAAGTCCTTGTCCTTTGCCTTTCTAACGCCTCTGCCTATACTTTGTATTACCCTGACAAAACTTTTGCCAGGCTCAATGAGAACAAGATTAAAAATACGCGGTATGTTAATACCAACAGCCGCGACTCCGTATGTTGCGATAACCACATGGTTAGTTCCTTCATTGATTTCATCGTATGCCTCCTTGCGATCTTTTAATTTAACATCGCCTTTCACAAAAACTGATCCTGGGATCAATTCTGTTAGTGCTTCACCTGCACTAATTCTATCTACTAATATAAGTGTGTTGCCTGAATCTTTTACTGTGTTTAATAATTTGCCTACGTACTCTAAACGTGCTGTATCTGTTGTTAAGTACTTTAATTCTGATTGGTAATCTCTATGTGCAACAGTGTCAATTAATTGACAAACGTTAACATGGCACGAAGATAGTACACCTTTGTCTTGTAGTTCCTTTGCACTAATTTGTCCTATAACCGGGCCTAGTGAAGCATGAATACTTTCAAACTCAAACTTTTCTTTAGGTACTGTGCCAGTTAGTCCCCAACGTATTGGAGCGTTACGTAGGTTACGAGTGAGCAGGTTCTTTAGAACTTCTGCTTTCGCTTGGTGTACTTCGTCAACAATAATAGTGCTTACACCTTCTAAGAACTCTGCCAGCGATAATACAGCTGATCCGTCCTTATGCTTCTTGTCAAGTATATTCAAACTTTGCCAAGTGCAAATAGTGTGAGTCTTACCTAATTGTTTCCTGTCTCCAAAGTACACCCCTACGTCGAGCCCACAGTTGATATAGTCTTCTTCTGTTTGTGCTACTAATGATTTGTTAGGCACAATAACTATACTACGACCGTAAGGCTCAGCTATATGTGATAGTGTTGCTGTTGTAATAGTTTTACCTGCACCAGTTGCAATTTCCTGCAAACTTTGTGGGTGCTTTAAAAAATTGTTAATTGCTTCTACCTGATAGTCACGTAGAATAATTTCTTCGCCTTCTGCTGGATGACCTTTAGGCCATACTACATCTTGATCAGCCCAATAGCGTTCTGTAATTTGTGGAAAGTCTAATTGTACAGGTGTACGCCTGTCATCAATATCTGCTATTTGTACATTATTCTTTTGCAATACTTCGACAACAGTATCAAGATGATTAACGTAGCCAGTGCCACCGATACCAAAGAAAGCAACTTTACCGTCCCAGCGACCAAGTTTATATTGTGGCATATACTTTGCATATGGCACTTCAAACTTAAGAGCATTTGCAAGTTTCCTTCGTACATCTACCTCTAGTCCTTCTAGTTTAATGTTTACTTCATCTTCAATTATTAGTCTACATGTTGCCATTAAGAATCAATTCTCCAGTCTCTCCACATGGGTTCTTTATCGCTATACTCAACATACAAAGTAACATCTTTGGATATATCACCCGAAATTGAATGTCTTTCTGTAGAAAAGGATAACGCGGTATTAGGCGAACAATCACTTTTAGCAAGCGGCTTGTTTACCTTACTCTTTAGAGTATACACTATTTTTGTGTCTTTGTCAACCGGAGTATTTAAATTGTTATCTTTAATATATTGGTTATAACCGTTTTTATCTGAGTGCGAATCTTTTCTATACAATACAGTAATTTGGTCATTTGGAATGTAATTACGCACAAGTTGATATGTTTGTGTTACTATATCAAATGCATTTTCATCGTCAACAAGTATATTAATTGGATAACTGTCTAACTCATCGAATGCTTTGAATACTTCTTGTAATGGAACTTCTTTACTATTAATATACTTGTATACTGATTTTCTAGTAGCAATGTCTGTTACTAATTGTCCAGTAACGTTAATAGGCTCGTCTATATCAACAATACCATATTCGAATCTTTTGTCATAATACAAATGAATATTATTTGCTGTTGGTTTTCCTAACCTATCAGTAATTTCGTCTATAACATTTTGAGGTAGATTTTTAATTTGGCCATTGAATACACCTGGAACATAATCTTCTCTGTTCCAAGTAATTATTTCTTTATAGATGTCAATTATCTCTTGATCAATATCAAAATGGTTGTCTTTAAATGCTTCTATAATATCATACACTACATTTTCAGTAAGTGCAAAAAAATGTGTATGCGATCCTTTTGGGTGAACATATGTACTTGCTGACATAGGTATCCGTTGCAATCTTACAATTAGTTTTTTACTAAATGGAAAACGTACTTTAACCCAAGGTAAATTTGATAGTTGCTCTTTCCAACGTTCGCTTTTTGGTTCTGTAAATATATCTTCTTTAGAAACAAGTTTTATATACTTTGCTCTATCAATGCTACGTAAAGGATATCTTAAATTATTAAATGTTTCTTCAACAATAATATTGTTTGCTAACAGTTGGTCACTATAATTTAACAACTTAGTTTTCATTAGTGCATGCTGTTTATCACTAAGCCCTAGTCCTCTAACGACTTGCTTTGCAATGCTAAACATAATAGTTGCATCTTCTTTCTTGATAGTGATAGGGTTAGGAACATCTTTTAGTCCTGCAACGATTTCAAGGCAATCTTCGATAGTATGCTTCAAGGGTGTTCTCCTATGTATATACTACATTATAGCGTATTATAGTTTTGATGTCAAGTGTTTTAATGGCATACCGGCTGCTATTTCATGTGTGCTGTACTCTACATGTGCAAGGTCATTTAGCCATTGTGTTCTATCCGGTTTTATAGGATTGTTTATTTGTTTTACGTCATGCTGTGCTACATCATATGCTAAACTACTAGGGCCAACAAACGCAGGCACACCTTGTAGTATTGCTTGTATAGCAGGGTTACTACTCCAACTAACAACAGCATATGCATTAGACATATCAAAGTCAAAGTCGTCATATGTTGCGTTATTACGAACTGGATTCTGTACTTTTACATTTTTGTATTTGTCTGCAAAAGGAGGTATTAAACATCTTGGGTGCGGTCTTATAATAATTTGTCTATCAGTACGTTTGCGTATAATAGATAAAGTTTTATCTAACCATTTGTCTTGTGGTGGCATGTTTGCCCATTGTTGACTTTTGTTATGTTGTAGGCAAATAACAATCGGACCGTCTTCATTGTTTGTCCATGGTTGCATTTTTAAACCTAACATCTTTGCACGTTCGTCAGTGTTATTCTTAGGAGCAAAATATGCATCTCTATTAATGCCATTAAGTCCTACTTTCCACATAGTGCCTCTATTCAATGCTCCTACTTCTAAAACAATTACAGGTTTGCCTAACATGCGATTTTGTTCCCAAACTGTTTTATTCTTTGTCATACGACCATTCCATAACACACTCCATATAACAGCAACATCATAATTGTCATAGTGACTCAGTACTCTATAAGGCTCGTTATAGATAACCGTGTGTCCGGCATCAGTAACACTCTTAGCGAATGCATGAAATACGGGTTGGCTGTTTAGTGCGCCATAATCAGTGTATAAACAGAAAATCATTTGTTAAATATCCTATATAAGTATTTAAAAGGAATCTTACATGAATGACATAACTGTGGTTACAACTTTTCACCAACCCGGACTAAGTTTGTATGGACAACGATTTATAGATAGTTTTGCTGAGAATGTTGAACACAAGGTTAAGTTAGTTGTGTATGCAGAAAATTGTAGTCCTACTAATCCAAATCCAGAACAAATTACAATACTAGATGCAAAAGAAATGTTGCCAAAACTAAATGCATTTAAAGAAAAATACAAAGACGTACCGCATGCAAACGGGGATATTACAAGTCACCCAGCACGTAATGGGCGCAAAGATTGGCAAAAAGAATTTAAGTGGGATGCTGTACGTTTTGCTAATAAAGTATATGCTGTATTTGATGCATGTGAACGTAAACTAGGTAAATGGGTTATATGGATGGACGCAGATACTTTTATACATTCGCCCTGGAAACACAAAGAATTTAAAAACTTATTACCACAACATGATTACATTACATATGTAGGCAGAGGCAAAGGATCACAGACGTGGCCCGAGTGTGGCTTCTATGGGTTGAATCTTAACCATCCTGTAGCACACGAATTCTTAAAAGAGTTTGAACGTATGTATGAAGATGCAGATAACGGCATGTTCACACTACCAGAGTGGCATGACAGTTATATTTTTGGAGAAGTACTTAAAAAATATAAAGAGTTTCCAAGTCACGATTACAGTGCCCAAATGTATTTGCGGGAAGCAAAGTCAGGCGGTGGTGGTCATCCATTAATTAATACCGAACTAGGTAAATGGATGGACCATATGAAAGGTGCTCGTAAAAATGCTGGTAAAAGTAAAAGTTCAGATATAATGGTTAATCGAAAAGAAAGTTATTGGACACAAAGGTAAAGTCTACGTTTACCTGCTTCATACCCGTCGAGTATTACTTCTACACTTTTAAAATGATTAGTTAGCCAAGCAACTTGGTCAGGTACCATACTGCCTTTACCGTGTGCTTCAAACACACATACTTTAGGATTAAGATGTGTAATTATTTCTCTCCATGTAGGAACCCATTTTGCTATTGCTAATGCAAATAATATATCTGTTTTAGGCAAATTATATTTTTGCCAATTGTTTAAATCTGCAACACTAAAACTAACATTGTCTATGTTATGTTCTTTTGCTAAATTGTTTGCAAAACTAATTGCATCAGGATTAATATCACAACCCCAGCCTTGTTTAATTTGATCTGCAACAGCAAACATTGTGCCACCACAATTACACCCTAAGTCTAATAAAGTTTTATCTTTAAAGTCAATCGGCATTGCTTGGATACGTTCTAATGGATCACGTGAACCTTCTGCTATTAAGTTACCTTTGTAATAAATTTTAGTATAATTATTTGTAAACTTACTGTAATGCTTGGCCATATCTTCTAATTCCTTTTTCTAGTATATCGTCTCTATACCATATACTGTTGTCGAACGTTTCGAAATACTTTGTATATCTATTTAGTATCCAGCTCCATCCGCCTCTCATTTTAAACTTTGAATATTTCTTTTCTAATTTTGTAGTTAATGTTGTTTCGTCTATTGCAACTTTTTCAAAATCTATAAAAGAAAGTTTGCCAGCTTGTAATAATATATTGCCTGGATGACAATCTAAATGTACAATGTTTTGTTCTTTACAAGCATCAATAAAAGTTGTAACTTGTTGTATTGGGTTATCTATTACAAGTTTTTTACCTTGTCTTTTTTGTACTGCTGTTAAGATAAACAAACTTGTTCCTGCATATGATGTTGTTATTGTTAAGTCTTTTTCGTTGGCATTAATTAGATTAGGAACATTATCACAAGACGCTAATCTGCGATAACACTCTACTTCATTAGACCAAAGATCCTTTGTAAGTCTACGTTTTGTAACATCATGCACCGTTATATTTTTCCCATTTAACATTCTTATTAGTAAAGTTATGTGTGTCATACAACTTAACTAATTCAGTTAATAATTTTGTATTGTTTTTAAAATTAAAATGTGTTATATAACGAGTGGCAGCCTGCCCTGCTTTTTTATGTATATCTGCTACGTCAGCAGGATGATCGTTCTTGCCTCTTATAGGACCGTTTTCGTCCCAGTCTACAATAGGTCCTTCTTCAAAACAATTATGTTTTTCCATACTTTTTGTTTGATAGTCTACTAGTCGTGTTACATATGGCGGAGGTCTTCCTCCTATGTATGTTGTACTTGGAGGATTGCCATTATAAAAACTTTGTATGCTACGACCTTTACCTTGCATGTCTACAATAGTTGCGCCTATGTCTTTAACAAACTCCATATATTTTTCAAAATGTTCGTTTGGCGTAAGATACATTTTACGCGACACATCCAGTCTATAGCCTTGCTTACCAGTCATTGCTTCGTATATCTTTTGCCAGTTATAACAATCTCTATATGTAAATGCAATAGGTGTATCAGGTAATTCTAACGTTGCTAATGCTAGTACAGGTAAGTTAATATTTGCTTGATCTTTCCAAAATTTAATATGTCTTTCATCGTTGTAAGGACACATTAATCTTACACTACGCATCCAACATGCAAGTTGTCTATCGTACTTGTAAACAAAGTTTTCTATATCGTTAAGTTTATATCCTGTATACAGTACACCATTTATGCCGTGTGCTTGTGCAGACTTAACATCACTTTTTTCATTGTCGCCGTAGTGATTTTCAATGTTATAGTTTTCAATTATACTATCCCAGATCCAACCTTTCTTTTTACCATCTGCTGAAACAACTATCTTTACATCTGCTGTTAATCCAGCATTACGTAACATTTTCATTATAAACTCTGCTGGCAAGTACATGTCACTTATCAATAGATCTCCGTCTTTAACCTTCATAATATTTTCATATATAGGAAAATTATGTTCGAATTCTACATCTAATTCTACTTGCGGATCATACTCTGTTAGTATGTCATATATTTCATTGTACGTTTTATCAGTGCATGTTTTCTTAACTTGCTTCCATGCAGATATTCGTTTGTCTTTAAAACTAGCATCACCTATACGACTACTTACTTCGTCAAAAATAGAGTGTGGATGGAAATGTAATCTTCCAATTAGTGTATCAAAGACATCCCATGAATTCATTTTTTAACAATCCGTTTAAAATGCAATCTTGGTCCTTTGTCAATTACAATCACACTATCATAAAAACTTACGCCTTGTATATCGTTAAATGGTTTTACGAACTTTTTAGGTACATGTGGCCCGTCTATAGGTCCGTGTCCTATAGCATGACTTGTATGATGATGACTTAGTACGTCTACTACATTTTTAACATAACTTGTAAAACTTTTTGGATTACCGTAGCCGCCGTCTTCTCTATTTGGATAATAACTTGTATGAGTATCCTCACACCAATAAACACCTTCGGACTTTAATAACCCGTAAAATAATTTTAGTGTTGTTATTTGATCAGGATTTTCGTGACTTCCGTCATCAATTATAATATCAAACTCTCTTATGTTGTGTGCTTTAATTTGTTTTTCAACAAACACAGGATCTGTTGCATCACCTATAGTAACATGTATATTGTTATCTACATCTTCGTGTGCTTTACACTTTGCGTCTATGTCAATACCGTGTACATATGTGCCTTCTCCAAAGTATTTTTTCCACATTTGTAAACTTCCGCCACCACGTACACCTATCTCTAGTATGCGTGGACTTTTGCCTACATACTTACTAAAATGTTTTTCATATAACGGAAAGTAGTGTTGAAACTTATCACACCGTTTTGTTAATGTAGTAAATATTTCTCTTAACATTGTTAATCCTTAAAGTAAACTTGTTTCAAATGAGCCCAACACTCACCTGATTGTACGTCCTGTTTGTTCCACATTGAATATGCAATTTTATTTTTCCAATCTTGCAAATCTATGTTATAATCTAAATCTTCTATCTGTGATAAGTCCTTGTGTGCAACAGGCCATGCCATACTGCCGCCATCTAATGCAAAAACTGGTATGCCTCTAACAACAGCTTCTACGCCACTCAAACTGTTATATGTAACAACGCAATGTGCATTTTTTAGATCTCTATCTAAACCTTCACCACCTTGTGATCCACCTCGTGTTAAGTTAGGACTCATTGATATATTTTTGAGATTTAACTCTTTCAACATCATATTGACGAATTTTGCACCTCTATCTAAGTTACGAGGGTGTGGCCTAATAACTATAGGACGATCTGTATATTGCCTAATAATTTTACATTGTTCCCCAATGTAGTCATATATACTTTTATACCCTGCTTCGTATATACTTACTAAGCTACTGTCACCTTCTTTTTGTCCCATTATTAATATATTCTCGCCTGGACTGTGCCAATCTTTAAATTTTAATCCTGTGAGGCTTTCAAATCTATTCCATCGTTCTGGTCCTACACCTTCGTTATTCCAGTTAGCATCACACCAACGATAGCTATTCCAGCCGAACCGTAGCCAGCCAGGGCATTCACGAAATGGCTCGCTTTCACTAACTATGTAAGGTTTATTTGCTTGCTGTATGTGTAGCATATACTTGCCGTGCCATTCGTGTCTACCACCGTGTAGAAACTTTGGCTTTAGCTCGTTTGTTTGATAATAAGCGTCAGCATGACGTACAGTTTTACTAAGTAGGTCATCACTTACAACATATTGGTCGCCAACTCTTTCCATACCCTTTGCCCAGTGAAAATACGGCTTTGATGCAGGAGGGGGAAACCCTACCATTGTTATCATACGTAATCTCTCATGTGAGCCCATGCCTCCCCCGAACTTAGCTCATCAAAGTTCCAATGACACATAGCAAGTTTTTCTATCCATTCTTGTCTCTCAAACGTCTGCGGAGTTTCTATTGTAGATAAGTCTGTGTTTGCAACATCATATGCTTGACTAATGCAAGGATTAGGGTCTGTAACATATGTAGGTATGCCTTCGATAGCACTTGCAACACTAGGACTACTATTGTACGTTATAGTACAATGTGCGTTGAGTAAGTCTTGTGGCAAGCTAGGTGCTGTACTTACTTGCCAATCTTTGTTTTTAAGATACTTACGTGCATGTTTATCACCAGGGTGTCCTCTAACAACAATAGGCCTGTCTGTGTGCTTCCTAACTTCTTTAATTGTATCTTTTAACCAACTAACAACATCAAGTCCGCCCATGCTCCAACCGCCGTTACGTTGTGTACATATTAGTATGTGTACACCCGATTGACGCCAATCTTTCATTTTAATACCAAGATCTTTGCGTATTTGTGTCCAACGTTTTGGATTAACTGTGTCTTGAAAGTAGTTGCCTGTTGTAGGGAATACACCGTCCATACTATATCGTAAATATTGCATGTTGTGCATTTTACCTACAGCGTAGTTAAACAGATTACTATCAGCAATGAAACTATGTTTACCTTTGTTTATGTTTTGCTCATGAGCACGTTTACGTAAAATTAAGTGCGGACTAGAAGGACTGCCTGCATGCACCCATCCTTGTATTAAATTAACATCACTGTCAATTATATTATTACCATAATGTAGTATACCTTTGTCGCCGTGCTTTTGTACGCCGTCAATGTATCTTTTTAATATATCTACCTTATGCGGGTTCTTGTGCGGGTTTGGTATACCTAACGCATATCCTACTACTGTCTTCATAATTGCTGTATCTTCTGCCAATGGTTATTGTTTGCATCTCTACATTCTTGCAATGCTTCGGGATATTCTGCAACACTGTCTAACAAGTATTCATAATTATCTTGAGGATTAATAAATGTAACTCTATGTTTAAGTGTATGGAATTTACTACTCCAAGGACCTGCTACAATTACTTTTTTACCAAGCAATGTACCCCAATATGCGCCATGATAACTGTTAGTTATAATAGTGTTTGCACTACCTAGTAGTTCAATAGTTTGCTCCATATTAGCGCCACTATTAATATATCTAGGAATAGGTTTACTTCCAAAATGCGTTGACTTTATTAATTGCTTTTTATGTTCATACCAAATAATATCATTTTTTATTCTATATGTTTTATCAAATGCTGTGTCTAAACAACTTGCACAAGGTACCCATTCGAATGGTTGACCGTAATCTCTTACACCAACTAAATCAAAATTACTTAACCAGTCTGGCCACTCAGGGCGTTTAACTCTTTTGTTAGTATCTTGGTTATGTCCTGCTCCCCATACAATACGCGGTGCTGTACTGTTGTCTAATTTATCTAAATATTCTTTTACAAGTGGTTGTAATTTACGTAAAAAGTCATCACGTGCTGTTATATTATTGTGATTTACTACATTCCAAGAGTCTTTCCAAAGAGTCATTAGTGCATTTTGATCACTATTGTTAAGAGCATACTGTAAGTCATTTCCTAAGAACTCATTTGCAATAAGCCCACCGCCGCCTGCAATTAACGGAACATCGCTTGGATAGTTTTGTGTTGCAAGATCTAATATATCTACTACTTGGTATTCGTGTTGCGGTAAGTAATACTGCAACGGGTTACTTGACATATCACCGATATTGTTTTTATCAGCTCTATGAACTACTACGTACTTAACTGCCATAAAGTTCCTCCATTATCATGTTGTGAGCTTTTCCTTTTTTCAGTTCGTCGATATGAAACTGACCATACGCTATGTGGCATGCCCAACTATATATATACTCTTTGTCGTATCGCTCTGGGTTTTCTAAATTGTACAAGAACTTATTTGCAACAGGATCAGCAGCTGTCGGTGCAAGAGTAAATGCTGGAATGCCATACAGTACACTTTCTACAGCCGCAATACTTTGATACGTTACCATTGCATATGCATTATCTAAGTCTTGATATATTGTTTTTTGCATACGTACATGTCTTGGTTGTTTTTCTCTAATAACAATAGGACGATCTGTATGCATCTTAATTTGTTCTATTGTTTCTTGTTTCCATTTTTCTGCATCTATACCATAAAACTTACAAGGCTTATCGCTGGGCATAACAAGTAAAATGTTTCTTCCGGTCTTCTTTCTTTTATCAATTTTTATTCCTAGTTTTTCCCATCTATCACTAGGACGTTCAATAATTGCGCTATGTTGTATATCGTTTTTAACTATTCGATGGAACACTTTCCAACCACCTTCATTTATAGGACTTTTGTAATTACCAAGGTAACCGCTGTCCATATAATAAAAGTCTCTTTTAGTTTCCCAACATTTGTGTATAAGTTTTCGTTTTCCTAAACTACGTATTAGTATAGGTGCTCTTTTATTTTCATGTTCGTAACTATAGTCATGTATAGGCAATCCTGCACCTTTAGCATACATGTTTATGTACTCGTCTGTTTTGTTTTTACTTAAACATATCATAAAGTTCTTGTTTCCATAATTCATTAAATTGGCAATCGCGATAGTTTTCAAACCACGGACCACCTTCGGTATAATGAATTAATTTAGGTGTTTCTATATCATCGTAGACGCCAACTAGATAATTCCAAGTATGATCTAGTTTACCAATTTCTTTATCTTCAAGCCAACCGAACCTATGAAAGTATGCGCCATTTAATTCTAAACTGTTAACTTGATCTTGGTCAACGACTCTATTACTAGGGTGGCCACAGTTCCATAACACAACACTTGACCAATTCTTGCGTGGATAGATAGTTTGCTTTTGCCCATCCATTTTTGTACCTTCTTTAGGAGCGTAGTCATGTTGTACACACATAACAGCATACTTGTCGTCTGCTTGATCAAATAGTTCTTTAATATCTGTAGTAAGGATCATATCGCAATCCATAAACAACGCCCAACCTTTAAAGTTAGTAAGCTCTGGTACTAAAAAACGTGTAAACGTAAACTCTGTACTTGCAAGTTTATCTTCAGGACGCTTGTACCATCCTGCTTGTCTTAATTCTTTTTGTACTAGTGGGCGTATATCTGCATCAGGTTGATGTTTCAATATGCTGTGCTTACACACTTGATATGCAATATCTTCTCTTGGATCGTATCCTATGAAAACTTTCATTAATCTCTTCTTTCTATATCTTCTTCAACACACTTTTCGCCAAACTGTACTTCTACAACGTGTGCTGGCACATCTTGATTATTGATTGCTTTGTGCCATATGTTACTACCAATATTATAACCATTAAGTAAAGCAGGCAACTCAAATCCTGTAACAGGCTCACCTTCTATTTGAATAGCCATAGTTACTTGACCTTGCGTAACATACCACATTTCTGATCTATGTTTGTGTCTTTGGTCACTTAAACTTTTACCAGGTAGTATTACAAGCTCTTTAACTTTGTATCCTTTTTCAGGCTGATCGTCTAATATTCTATACCAACCCCATTCTCTAATTGTTTTTGGATTTTTCCATTCGTCAAGTATCCAACTACTAGAATTCATTTTGTGTTCACCGCCAACTCCAAATGCAAACTCAACATAAGGCATTTCACCGTATGTAGCATATTCTGGAGTTGTTGTATTTGTTCTATCTCCGCCATTAGCAAAGACAACTTTTGTTCCACTGCCGTGTGTACTAAGGAGTTGGAATATTGCGTGGCATGCACTATCATCGTCATCGTTAAATCCAATAACTTTATCAACAACAGATAGTTCTTTTATAATAGCACACCGTTCTTCAAAAGGCATAAAAGGTCTGCCTTTCTTTCTAGTGAGCCAATCGTCTGAATTAACACCAACAACTAGTTTGGTGCCAAGTTTTTTTGCTTCTTTAAAATAGGCTATGTGCCCAGAGTGTAGCGGGTCAAAGCCACCTGTGACTAGTACAATACGTTTCATATAGATATTTATGTACGTACATTACTCAGTGCTATATAATTAGATTCGTAGCCTTTTGGATCTTCGTAACGCCTTGCATCAGCTGTACGATACACAAATTCATCTTTTGTTAACTCATTTAAATGCTTGTCGTGTACTGTAAAACCGTAGTTACGTAATTGATTATACACTTGGTCAGTACCGTAATTGTAATCCTTTGTGTGTATTTCGTTGCACTCAAAGTAAATTACTTTTGCTGATTTTAATGTAAATGATGCACCTTGTAATGCTAGTAGCTCTGCGCCTTCTACATCTAACTTTACAAAGTACGGTGTTAATTGAAAACTATCTAGTGTCTTGCTAGGTAATTTTAAAGTCTCAAAATTTTCCATATAGGAATGTTTTTTTAACCCACTCCAACCTAGTCTGTCTGTATCTTTGTAGAAAGTTGTTACGTTACAATTATTGCTTATAACAAAATTGTGTGTTGTAACATTTTCGTGTTTCCTAAATCTATTTGCACATCTTTCATGTTGCTCTGGCAATGCCTCAAAACAATGAAATGTAGCATTAGGAAATTCTGTTACAAACGATTTACACCATTTGCCCGTACGAGCGCCAACATCTAACATTGTCATGTTATCTGGTGCTGTGTCGCAAATGTATTCGTAAATTAATTTATCGTCGTCTTTTTTAAAGGCTGGCATCTTATAAACTTTTCCAATTAGATTTTTTTACTTTTGGTCTACTGTCGCCAGTGTACCATAAATTACCATACACTTGTGTACGCTGAAGTTTAGTATGGTCGTACTCTAACTTTACAGCATGTAACGTATTATAGTCTGGTGCAAACATTGTAATAGAATTGTTTTTACTATGTTCATAATTTGTAGTTGCCCAATCCCAAGGTACCCAACAAGTATCTTGGTCTTGTTTATCACGCCATTGTTCAGCGATCCACTTTTTGTCATCATTAAATGTCATAAAGTGTGTGTGCAACCCTAAGTGCTCTGCTTCAGGAGCAGTATTAATATTGATCATATATGTAGCACATTTACGTCTAATATCCGGGTGTGGACTTATTTCATAACCTGATACATATTTTTGTATTGCAGTATCTACACTTGTTTCGCCTGTCTTTTTAAATTTTTTCTTAATACATTTGTGCCAAGAATCGCTGTTAAAAAATGCAACAAGCTCTTCTAAAATACTATCTTGATAATGCTTCAGTCTAAACGCTATCCCGTATCCTTCTAACAGATCTTGGTTTGCTACACCTTTACCTTTGTTTCGATTATTATACCATTCTAAATAAGACTGTACACTTGTAGTACACCCCGGAAATGGTTGCGGCTTGTATTTGTATGTAGTTGCAAGCTCTGAACACATATGCTCAGAACTATCAAACTGAGGTACATTGATCTGTTTACATGCTGTTATACGTTCGAAATGATCTTGTGTAAAAAAGTCTTCTACATAGATAAATCTAAATGGTTCCCTAGTAAAATCAGTATCATAAATCTTGTCTATTAAGTATTTAAAATTTTCCACGGCTTATAGACTAGCGTCTTCCATGCCTGCAACTCTAAGTTTAACTACGTTTGTAATTTGCCATTGCTTCTGATCAAGTGCTTTAAGTACACCTAACCATTTGTTACGCATTAGTGCAAATTCATTAATAATCTTTTCATAGTCAACAACATCTGCTTCGCCATCTACATATTTTTCTACGTCACGACTAGACAAAGCTCGTTGATAATTTTCTAGATATTTTTTGAAATAAGAGCTACGCAATCTGCGTAGCTCTATGTTCAAGTAGAATAGGATCGCTTCAATCTCTTGTAGCTGATTAAAGCGATGTTCAACAATGCCCGGCATAGATGCAGCAGCCTTTTCAACGTTGCCTACTAGCTTACATTCTTTTTTAGCGTCAACTAGTTCGTCTTCAAAAAATGCTACAGCATCAGGTATTTTGCCAACGTCTCTGGATACTTCACTATACCAACCCATTCTTAACCCCACTCTTCTTCTTCGTCTTGCTCTACATCATCTATTTCTAAGTAGTAGCCGATTGCTTCATCAAGATGTGAATCGTTACCAAGTAATTCTTTCATCTGTTGATCATCTAAGCCATAGTCAGCAAGATGATCAACAAACTTTTCAGCAACTAATTCTACTTGTTTTTTATCAACATACTCTTTGAATAAATTCCAAACGTCAATCGCTTGTTCCAAATCCATAATTACTCCTCTGTTACAGCTTCTTCTATTAGTTCGTCTGCTTCAGAGGTATTTACCACAGTTGACTCTTTTACAGCCCAATCAGACATTACTTTGTCTAATAGTTCGCCGGTCCAGTTTTTGCGGTATTCTAGGATCTCTTCTCCATCCATAGTAACATACTTTAGTCTGTTACCTTGTTTCTCGATGACACCTTTTGCTTCAAAAAGTTCTACAATGCCACTGTAAGGATTCATTCCTGTTTCATAAGGAATCTTTACTTGTACACCTTCAAACGGTTTTGCATAACGTGTTTTCATTACTTTACAGCCAGCACGGATACCCATAACTTGACTGATCTTATTACCGTCTGCATCTTCTTTGAGCTTCATCTTCTTCATTGCTACAACAATACTAGAAGCGTATATAAAGCCCTGTCCGCCACTTATTTTATCATCTGGGTCAAACATATCCTGAGATGCATAAGTGTGGTTAGTACAAACTAATCCTACGTTATGTGCGCCAATCATGTTAACAGTATTACGTACAAGTGATGTTAGTGCTTTAGGCTTACGACCCATATCACCTTTCATATCACCCTTGTTAAACTGATCAACATCTGTTGGTGTTAGTAGCATACCTAGTGAATCAATTACAAACAATACTTTAGGACGATCTTCTTCATCCATTGCTTTGTAATCAGTCATAAACGTACTAATAGTTTTTGCAACATCGTCAATCATACTCATGCTTAACTTGAGTAGTTTTGATTCATCACAGTCAACGCCTAGTGCTTCTAACCATGCTTGGTCAAGTGCATTTTCTGAGTCAATTAAAACTACATAGATGCCTTGTTCTTGTGCGTGTCTTACAATATTACCTGCTGCAAAATAACTTTTACCTGCACCAGATTCGCCTGCAAACACTGTTACCTTACCTAGCGGAACGCCTCTATTAAAGTCGCCACTAATAAGATAGTTAAGTGCATAAGAGCCTGTGCTTACCCAATCTGTAGGATCGTTAAAGCCACTGCTCATGCCTTGTATAGACTTTGTTAAGTCTTTTCTAAATTTACTTACGTCAAATGATTTAGCCATTTTATCTCCTATATGAAAGTTTGCTTCTACTAGCGTTTGGAACTTTGACAGGTAAACCGTGAATCTCCGTTCTCGATTTAACTAGTAGAAGCATAAAGTATTATTGACTCTGTCTGTTTCGAATCATTGCAAGTATGTCACTTGCGTTACCTTCAGGTGCAGGAGTTGCTTCTGCAGCTGGTGCTGCTTCTGCTACTGGTTCAGGTGCCGGTGCCGCTTCAGCTACTGGCGCTGATGAACGAGATGTTGCTGTTGCATTCGCACTTGCCGCTACTTGCGGATCGCCTGTACGTGCTTGCATACCTGCAGGACGGAAGTATTGACTCCAACGTTCTGCGTCATACGCTTCGCCGTCTACAGATGCTTCAAACATCTCTTGCATAACTTTAACAGCTGTCTCATCTGGCTTCTTAGGTAAGAAGTCACTTAGATTAAACAAGCCATGTGTGTTAACAGCATTCATTTCAGCATCGCCTAATGGACGATCTCTACGAGCCCATGTTGACGTGGAATAATCTGCGTAACCACCTTTGCTAGTTTTGTTAAGACGGAAGTCTACACCTGCTGTGTAATCTGTTGGCAATTCTTCCATGTCTGGATCCATCAATGCTTGTTTGATGATTTGGAAAATTTGCGGACCAATAATAAAACGTCTGATTGGATTCTCAGGTGCTTCGTCATCGGAGATTGGGTTGTCAGTTACAAAGCCTTGGAATACGTATGAACGCTTTTTCCAATACTTACGACCCATGTCTTCTAGACTTGAATCTTTAAACCAACCACGTACTTCGTTAAGAATAGTACATGTTTCACCGTACATTTCCATACATGGAATTTGTACTTGCACAGGACGTGAGTCTGTTTCGCCTTTTACACCAGCGAATGGAAGTTTGATCATCAAACGTTCTGCCCAGAAAAATGTGTTATCTGGGTTACCGTCAGGAAGGAAACGTAGAGTTGAACTCTCGCCTTCTTTCATATTCCAAAATGGGTAAATTGGGTTGGGACCTTGTGGTCCTCTGTTTCCGCCAGTATTGGCTTCTTGTTGTTTGAGCTTCGCTCGGATTTCTGCTAATGATGCCATAATTTATGCCTCCTATAATGCCTTTATGGTTATTTTATGTGCCTAAAAAGTATAACACATGTATACATGTTACACTCATATATTTATAAAGTCAAGCGTTTTCTTGCCTTTATTTTGAAATAATTAACGGATTCCCGCTAATTCTCTCATTCGATCATACTCTGAGTCTGTTTCCATTTGTTGAGGGTTAGCTCTCATTTGAAACTCTTCAAAAGTTTGATTGATCTTTTCGATGAAAGTTTTTGCTGGTTCAATAAACTCTTCACCATAATCTTTTTCTATCATAGTTAGTACAGCCGTTTCGCCTTTAGGGAAAGTTCCGTTTTCTCTATCATAGTATGAAAGGATAAACTCGCCTAATGGTGTCTTTTCGTCCTTTTCAATTGTAATCTCGTCGCCGTCTGGTCCGTCAACCTTGTCGCCTTTTTTCTTGCCATTCATTTTGGCTTTCTTTACAGCGTGTGCGTATGCATTGCCTTCGTCCATATTATCGACTATTTCTTCAATCACGCCTTGGATAATATCATCTCTATCGTCGTCAGCATGTAATCCGTGTTCCATACCGTATTCGGTAA